TTCAGAGGACCATCGTCCCCTGGGCTGAGAAGCCAACGTACGTAGTTGCACCAGGCCTTTCTGAAGGGCTGTGTTTATCGGTGCGAGTCAGTACTCGCGCTAGTAGTGCGGAGTACGGGGTTTAACGACCACGTGCTAACGCTCGACGGATCTTCCGCTCCAACTGTACCAACGTTGGAACTTCGTCTCTCTTTTCAAGAGACGAGACCCGCTGAAGCATAAGGCGGAAAGCATCACGTCCCTGTGGCGAGAGGACATCTCTGCTAGAGAGCACCTCAGCCACGTTGCTCCAGAGGTGGGGCCCAGATTCCCATCCGGGAAACACCTCGGAAGACAACATCAGAGCCTCCTGGTCGGAGGCTAGGGGAGCAACATCTAGGTCATTAGCTAACCAAGATGCACTGTGAAGCCAACCAGTGGCATATAGGATGCGATTGATCCAGACAGCTCCTCGCTCGAAAGTTCTCACACGCTCGTCGCGTGACCACAATCTTTCGATTTGTGGGGTCAGACGCTCTTCGAGTGGGATGCCCAGAGGGTTCCAACCGAGACCATAAGGTTCCGGTAGATCAGCGATGTAGCTGATCACCCTCCGTTGGCGGGGCTTCATTAATAATAAAGCCCCGGGGCCGATGTTCCGAGCATAGTCCACGAAGGACTCGTCGGAAGACCGACCCTTCCACTTGAAACCCTGAACCACCTCGTTAGGGGTGATCACCCGACCTGCGAAGTCGGCGACGTGCTCCGCAACCAACCCTTTAGAGGTTGACGCGGGCACACCGAGGTTCAACATACGATCAACATACAGGTTAGCAACCTGACGATCGCCTAGCCAGAGGTCATCACCAATGATGAAATACGGCCAGCGCCCACGAACCTTCGGTTTCCCTAGATCATGGAAGCATGACTGTACCATCGAGTGGTGCCAGAGTGTAAAGCTGGCAAACACTGGATACAGACCCAGGGGAGCCCCAACCGTCCAGCTAATGGTCTCAGTAAGACCACCACGGACACGGGTGAGGTACCAGTCTCCACGACAA